CATGGGAGATCTCAACGTCCGGATCGAGACTCGGCTCGAGTATCTGCGCTGGCAGATGCTGACGGGGACAATCACCATCACCTACCCCGACACCAAGACTCAGGCGGTCGACTACGAGGTTCCGTCTGGCAACAAGCCGACGGTCTCGACCCTGTGGTCTGACGCAACCAACGCCGACGCGGTCTCCGACGTGGGCGCATGGAAGTTCCTCTTCCGTGGCACCCCCGTCAAGGCGGGTAAACTCGTGATGAACCAGTTTACCTACAACTACCTTCCCGCGATGACGAAGATCCGCAACCTCATCCAGTACCAGTTCGGCTACGATCTCGTCCGCAGCGGCGGTCTCGTCCCGATGGGTGCTGTCGGTGAGGCTCTCGGTGGTCTCCCGATCGAGATCAACGACTCGGGCTACGTCAACGACAGTGCAGCCTTCACTCCGTTCCTCGCGGACAAGAAGGTTCTTGTTCTCCCCGCAAGCACTCCCGAGAAGTGGTGTGAGTTCCTCTCCACCACGAACATGCACCACGGCGGTCAGACGCCGCAGGCTGGCAAGTTCGCCCGTCCGATCTGGAAGTTGGACGACGACCCGATCTCCGTCGAGGTTCTCGGTGGAATCTACGGTCTGCCTGTCATGTACCACACCGACTGGCACATCTACGCGACGGTAGCGTCGTAGCAGATGCTCGGAGGGGGAGGCGGCTCACGCCTCCCCCTCAGATGACCCCGAAGAAGGAGGTATGGAAATGGCAGAGGTCAAGGCGGTCGAGATCCTGCTTGATGCCCTTATCGTTCAGGGGCAGGTCTACAATGCAGGCGACGTTATCATCGACCCTCCCGAGGATCTCCTCAAGGCTGCTGACGAGAAGCGCATCGGTCGTGATGGTCTGCTCATGTGCAGGCGTCTCGACAAGAAGGCGGCTCTCTCAGCGGCGAAGCGTGCAGACGCTGGCGACGAGAGCGTCGTTGTCATGGAAGAGGAAGTCGTCGAAGAGGTCGAACCAGATCTCGAAACGGAGTAGTTCCATTGCACGAAATGGAACTGTCCGCGTACACTGTGCATGTAGGGTCTGAGATGAGAAGGAGGGAAACATGAGTCTCAGCAACCAAGCAGAGAACGACATGCTAAACTGGTACTTCACGAATGATGCTGCCCCAACGAGGCCGACGGCGTGGTACGTCTCTCTTCACACAGCCGATCCTGGCGACACGGGTGCAAGCGAACTGACTGGCGCGACGGGTTATGCTCGTCCTGCCGTCACCAACGGCTTCTCCACTTCGACCACTGGCGCGATCTCGAACGACGCGCAACTCCAATTCACGAACAGCGGTGGTTCAGCGTGGACGACCGTCACGCACTTCGGTGTCTGGTCTGCCGTGACCGTTGGCACGTTCTACGGTGGTGGCGCACTCAGCGCGAGCAAGACCGTTGGTGCTGGCGACACGGCAACGTTCGCGATCGGCGATCTCGATATCACGTTGGACTAGGGGTGATGGTGATGTTCGGTTGGCTCAAGAAGAAGCCGAAGCCCGAGCAGCCGCCGCTGTCGGATCCGCCGACTCCGGATCTGCCTCCGCAGAAACCGCCGACGGATCCGACAGTCCCTCCTCCCAAGGGGTAGACGATGTGGTGGGTGCTGGCAGCGATTGCGTGGCTGGCGACCATACTGTTCGTATGGTCGCTATGTCTCGCAGCCGCTAAAGAAGTTCCGAGGAGGGAAGACTAAATGGCTTACTGGTATGCCTGCGATGTCATTACAGTGACGCCTCCTGCGAGTGGAACGAAAATCAAAGAGGTCACGGGCGGCACCTATCCGATGCTGTTCATCGACACCACCGAGACCTGGACGGTCAGGCATAACCAGAGCGGACAAACTCGCAATGTGACCTACGGTGGTCTTGAGGTCGGGTGCCCTGTCGAAGCGGGATATGCGTATGAGGAGGACAACGCTATTCCCGAGATATGCCTAGTACGAACCGAGGAGCCGATACCACAGGCGGTAATAGATCGTGTGAACGCGGTCGCTGGTGGTGGGCAGTTCGTTGTTGAGATCGACACGATCGCCAAACGCGACGCGCTCTATGCCGCCTATCCTTCACTCCAGAACAGATTTGCTGACCAGCCGTGACGAAGATTTATCTCAGATGTACGGTCACTGGTGGGGGGCAGCATCTATCACCGATTAGCGGTTCAAGCGACATGTCTTTCGGTGCTGTTGGGGAGGATTCCGGGAACGGGTATCAGCAGGTCAAGTCGAATGTCTACCTCGTAACTGGAAGTACGGAGACCGCTCTTGGCACCAGTGTAGCCGAGAGGGTGTGGGATAGCAGTTCTGGTACTGCGACCTACACAGACACATGGGCGAATGTGGCTCAAACGTCCGTACCTAACGGCGGCTCTGTCCTGAAAATCGTAAACAATTACATGGCTGGCACTACGGGTAGTTCGACAATTGCTTACTCCGGTCCACTCGTGGCAACGAGCATTGGTGATGGGTCTACCGACTGGACATTCAGCCGTCGTATGGCTCTCGGCTACATCACGGACGAGTGGACGTCTACCGAGGAATGGGGTAATCGCTCAGACTCATGGATAGATGGAGTTGTACTCTCTGGTACTCCGTCTAGCATTCGATTGAACATTCAATCGGGAGTGAACCCTGTTCTCAGTTCCGGAACGGCATACTGGAGCGGCTGGAACGAGACTACCGTAATCAACCGCATGCTCGGTCCGAAATCAGGAACACTATCGAGCATCACTGAGTCGGTATACGACGACACAACAGAAGCGATTATCCTTACCGCATCTCTTCCGTTCGTGCAAGGGGCTGCTCTTACCGGATTGACCGCCTGTGCTGGAACGTATCAGTCGGGTGGTGACGGTATATACGGCGATCCTCGTCTAATCGGCTATGTGGCTGTCGGCACCGATCCGTCGAATCGACGCGACGGTGTAATGCCGATGGTAAACCGTACGGATGCAAATGTCGGAGGAGGTTCCACTACATCCGGTGTAGACTTTAGTACACTCAACAGTTGGAGCAATGTATCGGCTCTTGCTGGTGACTGTCTAGTCGTAGAATTCGGTGGAAATAACTCAGACACCGATTACAGCGCGACTGCGGTTTACCAGACTGGCACAACTGGTAGCGACCTTACCAATGGTGGCAACGGAACAACTAATCCGGGATGGGTAGAACTCACACTTAGCGGTGGAGGAACGAATCACGTTCTTTCCGGAACCATTGCAGGAACCTCGACCCTCACTGGCAACCTGAACCGTCCAGCGATAAAGTGGCTGGCTCCTGCCTACACGGTTCTGCAGAAGACCGGAGGAGAAGCCTCTGGCTGGTACTCCTTCGACCTGTCCAGTCTGCTTCCCTCAGATGCCACGGGTGTCATTCTTCGATTCCACTGTGAGAGCAGTAACCACTATCGCTACGGTGCTAAGGCGACTGGTGTTTCTGACCCATCATGGATGAGTGGTGGTAACTTCGACAGAATGTACTCCCATGCGATGCACATGGTCGCATCGAAACTCAGTGCCAGTCGTAGCGTGGATGTTTACTGCTACACGACCACTGGAGCAAATAACGACAGATACGCTGTTGTCGGTTACACCACGAGCGAGGGTGATGTGACGTGGACCGATATAAACAGCGTCAGTGATGTCGGAACTGCTGCTGGTACTGCTGGATGGGTAACTCTGACGGACTCTTCCGCACCAACTGGTGCAATCGCTGGTATCTATGCAGTGATGAATCTCGGAGGAACCTCAGCAGTTTCGTTCAACGTAAGACCGACTGGTTCTTCATGGGCGAACGTCTCGTCCTTCTATCAGGGTGGGTATTGGGTCGTTCCACTCAACAGCAGCAAACAGTTCGACGCATATCGCAATGCAAACTATGCGATAGATATGCGCCCGATCGCTTACTTCCTGCATGGTGTCATCGTGCCAGTAACGGAGACTGGTTGGACGCTGACCGAGACCACTCCGACGGACATTCCCACTCCACCGTCAGGTGCGACTGGAATGTTCCTCCGGAAGCATCAGTACACCAACGCTCAACTAACGATTCGTACTAACTCGAACGATGCAGCAGATAACGGCGCGTCTTCGTTCAGCAATACGGTCATCGGTCTTGGTGCCAATGCGAACAATGCTCTCCAGATAGCGCAGGACTCCGTAAACACGGACAGCATATATCTACAGGCGTACACCAACGAGGGCACCGTTATCACGATGGGTTCGGTTGACCATCCGTTGCAGGGTACTGTCGCAGGGATAGGGACTATCAATGGAGCGGCAACGGTCAACTCCCCTCTAGGTGGTAGTCTGATTGCCCAATGCTCCTTTGCTGGCGACCTCAGACGGCAATACACTCTTGCGGGTGGAATTGCTGGAGCATGTACGATTGCAGGCTCAGTCGGTGTCAATGCACCACTTGTCGCTACGATGGCTGGCACGGGTGCTGGTAATGCCCTGCTCGCTATCAATTCTGCCCTATCAGGTGCCATTGCTGGACTCGGTTCGTTCAGCGGCAACCTGTACGTTCCGACAACTGTAGATCCCCCAACCAACGTAGTGCTTTCGCTCTATGGAGACGACAGGCTGATAACGTGGGATCCAGTTGATGGGGCGACCTCCTACCTGATTGAGCGTCGCGTTGACGGCGGCTCTTGGGTGCCTTATGACGAGGTGGTCGTCTAATGCCTGGACAGGGACGAGTATCATTCAGTGTAACCTCCGTTGGCTCCTCTCCATATAATGCGAATGACTGGACGAGTCCTGGGAATGCGGCAACTCTAGACGACAATCGCGCCTCAATCACGGCTGCAACATACGACACGGGCGACTATTCCTATCTCTTGAGGTTCACGAACGCTTCGTTCTCAATCCCTACTGGAGCAACAATCACTGGATTTATGATTCAACTCCAGGGATACTTCGATGCTGGTGGTGCAGACCTTCAATACGCCGCTCTTGTCCTGAATGGTTCTGTTGTAGGAACTGCGAAAACTAATGTCGGTATCACCTTCCCTTCTTTTACAGAAGGCGATCTTACCGCCGTCGGTGGCGACGGAGATATGTTTGGCTGGTCTGGGGCTAATGTAACCGATATCAATAGCAGTACATTCGGTTTTCAGGTCTCTGTATTAGCGACGTCCAACAATACCGACGTCTATGTGGACGGCGCACAGTTTACCGTCTACTACACGACGGCGACGAATCATGTTCTTGCAGGAACGATTGCTGGTACTGGTTCGCTCAATGGTTCGCTAACAGATACGCATGCGAACTGGTCACTTGCTGGAACTCTTGCTGGTACTGGTTCTCTGACTGGCACAATCAAACAGAACACTCAAATCGCTGGCACATGTGCTGGTACTGGAACCCTATCAGCGACTCTTGGAATCAGAATTCCGATCTCTGGATCCTTTGCTGGTACAGGAACTCTGACTGGTATTCTTGCCGTGACCAAGCCTCTTGCGGGTACGATTGCTGGTACGGGTTCCATCACTGGAGTTCTAAAGCAGAATAGCAAACTTGCGGGTACGATTGCTGGTACTGGCTCTCTCACTGGTGCGGT